ATTAACCGGGCGAGCAAACCGCACGGTGTAAGCAGTCGATGCCACACAGTCAAACGTCGTCGTGAACTTGCCGGAGGCGTTAGGCAGGTATGTAATGCTGCTAGCATCAGTGCTAAGGGACTGGCGAACCGCTGCTGCATAGACAGATACCGTCCACTCGCTAGCAATGAAGTTACTGCCTGGCCGCATGTAAAACTCAACCTTGAGCTTTGCTGCTAGCGATGCAGGGGTCGTGAAGGCATAGCTGACATATTCGGATGCCTCTGCACCCGCTGAGGTACTAGAGGTCATCTGGATAGCGGTATCAATGATGCCAGCCAATGGCAGGTCGCCAGCCGTCGTCGTCGTGACGGGAGAGCTGTTAAAGACCGTTCCAGTCTCGGTCCAGAGCGTAGAGTCGGACGGGTTGTCAATGAGGTTAAGCTCACCAGAGCCACCTGCACCTAGCTGCGTCTCAGTCCCGTCACTGTCCTTGGTGTAGATCTTTTTGTCTGTCTTAGCATAAACCCGAACTACTCCCGCACCTGGAGTTGCCGGGGCTGACTCCTCATTAACATCTGAATAATCATTAATGACTGGGGTGGTAAGTGTCTTGTTGGTTAGTGTTGCAACGGCTGCGTTCTTGGTTGCGTCACTGGTGTTGTCTACACTACCTAGGCCGACCTGCGCCGCTGTAACGGTGTGGGGGTTGGAGACATTCCCCGTATGTGTAGTAAGTGCTGCTGCCGTGGCCCGGGCGTCAATGTCCGTCTGCAGCTCGGCCAGCGCCGCATTGAGGCTGGTGGCTGCCAGGTTTCCGCTGGCTGCCGTGGTGACTGTGTTGTCTGCAGCAACTATGGTCTTGTTGGTTAGTGTTGCAACGGCTGCCCGCTCGGTGGCGTTGCTTGTGTTGTCTACGTTGCCGAGGCCGACCTGTGTCTTGGTAACGGCATGGGGGTTGGCAATGTTCGCAATGTGGGTAGCAAGGTTCGACACGACCGCACTAACAGAAGCCGAGACAGCATCAACCAGGGCTTGTACCCAGGCTCGCGTCGGACCTCTACTGCGGTTGTTGTCTTCTCCTGCCATGACACCCAAGGAAAAAAACGTAGGAAGGAAAGCGAAGAAAGAAAGCCCCCCGGGCCAATGAGACCCAGGAGGCAAAGGAAATTACTTAGTCTGGCCGCAGTTCCATTGCTTGAGAACCGTTGATTCAGGCAGGTCGGTTGCAGCAAGCAGGGAGATGAATGGCACAACAACTTCACCAGCATCAAACGTGAAAGCGGCTGATACCGTAGGGTCAACCCCGTCAATTTTGTAGGTGACTTTGCCATCACGAGCCACATCTACGCGGAGTTTCTTGGTTGCAACATCAGCCCAGTTGTCCGTGGTGTCTGTCGTAACTGTCGTAGCGTTGTTCAAGATCGTTTCCGTCTTGATATCTCCACTGACAATGTTGAACGCAGCCATCTCATCATAGCTATCGGTATCATCTTGAGCCGCTTCTGCTTTGCGGAAACCAACCAAGAAGTCGTCGGTGCCCGAGACATCGGTAATCAAGATTTCAGCTTCAAAGTAGAACGGGCCGTCCGTACCAACCGTGAAAGCCGAGCGGCTACGAGCCGTGTCGCCTTGGGTTAGTTCAATCGCGTCGTCGTTTGTATCAACGCATGCACCAATGTCGAGGCCAGCAGAAGACCAAGTTGGGATCACAATAGTGCCCACTTTGTTGGTCATTTCATACTGAGCCGCATCGGTCTTGATGACGTTAATCGCGTTTGCGGAAGTTGAGGCAGCTGCACCAGTACTAGCTGCGATCAGTGGACTACAGCTAAAGTTGTCTGCTGTGTTCTTGCGAACCGTGTCAACTGCTGTCTGGATTGCTTTGTTTTCGCGTTTGCTGTGGCGCGATGGGCTTTTGCCCGCATATCCGCGTGGTAATCTATTGCTCATGTTCATGCCTCATTTGTCCCGGGTAGTCCGGGTTGGTTATTAAGTGTGGGTCCACTCAGGAAAGAAAAGGTTGGTAACGGGGGTCGGAGTTGAACCGACCGATGTTCAGGTTATGAGCCTGACGAGCCTCGCTTGCTCCATCCCCGCTTCCAGGAAACTATTAGCTCAGCGTGAAGTTACGCAGGGTCAAGATCGCCGCACTGTGTTGTGCGAAGAAGAGACCGCAGCCTTCCATCATTGCTTGCTGTGAACGGTCGTAGCCTGCGCTGTTTGGCTTGAGGTGCCACTCGCCACCTTTGCCTGGCTTCACATAGTCGAAGTCCGAGCCGTAGAAGCAGAGAGCATCACCTTCTGGCAAGCAGAAGATGCGGTTTTGGCGAACGAACTCGTCCGTGTCAAACGAAAGGCTGTCTTTCTTGTGCTGGTACTTCAGCTCTGCCGTACCACGAGTGTTGTCCTGCACCGTGTTGAAACGGCGGTCGGTTTCGCGCTCGCCGATCATTGCGTCATAAGTTTCAGGTGCCATGAAGGCAGCCTTATACTTGTAACGGTTTTGACCAACGCGGGTCTTAACTTTCGACAGGGCTTGCTGAATGTCTTGTGGCTCAATCAAGTCGCCGCCGCAATCGAACTGGGTGCCTTTGAGAGCGCCAGTCAGGTTGATGCCGTGAACGAGACGGTTGTCATCTGCACCGAGCGACTCAAGACCTGGCCACTGGTACGACAGTTGGCCGTAGTCCGTGGTGGTATCAATAGCTGCTGGGTCAACCCAAACCGAGCTAGAACGACGGATCAAGTCGCTGGCTTTCAAGTCCGTGCTTGACAGAGCTGCCGTGATGTTAATTGCTGCGTTTGCTGACGTATACGGCTTCAGCGTAACAACATTGGTCGAGCGGCTAACATCAGTCACGAGCCAGTAAGCTGGGGTAGAACCCGCAGCGTTGATTGTCGCTTTCTCTTCAGTCACGTTCAGGCGGGCGACGTGGACTTTGTCGTCTTCCAGGAACCAGCCAATGTAACCACGGTCGGTGTCGCCAGTTTTCAGCGTAACCGTAACGGTGTCTAGCGACGTGCTGGCCACAGCCGAAGAAACCACACCGATGATGCCCGTGCCGTCTTGGGTCAACGTCGAGGAGAGGACGCGAGCCATGGCAATGCCTTTGGCTTCGACTTCTTCTGCGATTGGCTTACCGTAGGCAGCAATGTCTTTCTCGGCTTTTTTCAGGAGCGACTGCGAAACTTCAATCGTGAGGCTGAAGTCTTTGTAGGTGCCCGTAGCTTCCGAGAACTGGGAGGCGTGACCGTTAAGGTAGGCACCAGCCGACGTTGGCACGAAACCAGCGGCTGCTACGCCGTATGATTTACGCATGTTCCAGCGCAGCTCAGCACCCTGCTCTGCATCTTTGCGGAGCTTGCGGGTCATCATTTCCCACATGGCGCTTTCGTCATTGAGGGTATTGTAAACAGAACCTTTGGACACGATTTTGAGCAACTTGCCCAGATCCATATCCCGTACTTGTGCAACTGCCATGATTTTCTATTCCCTAGAGGAGGGACGAGTCTCGGGTGGGACGTTTAACCAAACAGCTTGGCGAAACGCTTTGTTGGTGAGAGCCCGTCCAGTTTGTTGGAGGTAGGCTTAGTGAAGTTTCGGGAGGCGGCGACACCGGCTCTCGTGGTTGCGGCTTTCGATTTCTTGTCTAGGACTTTGGCGACTTCCTTCTTGGTAGCCTTGTCAACTGAGTAGCCCCACCGTTTTGCAACCCGGGCAAATGCCTTGGCTGCGAGTTCGGGGGTGATATCCAGTTCTTTGCCTGTCTCTTCTTTGTGCTTGGCGGATAGGCGTTCAACCTGTACCCAACCAAGTTCCCAAAGATCTGCTGCGGTTTCTTGTGCTTCAACCGGGTCCTTGATATCCAGAGCCTTAAAGACTTTCTGGAATTCAGGGTGAACCTGGGAGTAGGTCCGCTTGTCTGCGGCTTCCATGTTCAACTTCTCGGCCTGTTCACGCTCGTTCTTTGCAGTGAGTTCCATCCGTTGGATGCGAGACTCAAGTGCTTGTTCACGGGCTTGGGCTTCGCGCTCCTTGCGCTCCACCGGGTCGAGTGTTGCCCACTCTTCTTGCACTTTCATCCGGGCAGTAACAACATCATCTAGCGACTTGCCACCAGTCATCAGACGGAACAGTTCGTTCTCGTCGTCTTTCACAGACTCTAGTTTATCGAATAGGGCTGCCTTCTCCTTGGTGGTCGAGGCATCCTTCATCTCAGCAACTAGGCGTTTGTTTTCCTGGCGAAGTTTTGCAACGTCTGAGAAGACTTGGCGGGCACCGAGTCCGTGACTCAATAGCCGTTTTACTTCTGCTTCGTTCTTGCGGTCAATCTTGTGTGTTTTGCCGTTGGCTTTGATTTCCCAAGAATCTACCGTGTCGGCGTCGTCGTCATCTGAGTCCACATCTGTGGTCTCGTCTTCGGCGTCGTCATCGGCCTCAACTTCGGAATCATCTACTTCGGCATCATCCGATTGTTCTGTCGCTTCTACTTCAATGTCAGCATCAGGGGCAGCGGGACCAGATTCAAGTAACGCATCGAGATCATAAGGTTTGGACAATGTGTCCACTGGTTTGACTGCCATTACGGGCACTCCTGAATGTCGGCCCTGTCAAGGGATAGACGATGTATGGGAAACGGAACGATCCAGTGAACCTGGGTACGTCCGGACGTGCGGTTGGTATTCTATATAACTACTCTAACATATCATAAAGGAAAATGCAAGTATAAGAGCTAATATGTCAAATGGTTTGTTACATGCCTGGCAGTTGTGGAAGTCCTGGTGGCATTGGCGGTCCCGCTGGCCCGGGGGCTGGGGCTGCTGCCTTGGCGGCGTCGGCGGCCCTGGTGGCAAGGATGTCTTCCCGCTCGCTTACGTGTTGGTCGATCAGCTTCTTCAGTCCGTCGTCCAGGTTTTCATACTCGGATGTCATGATGAAGACGTTGCCGTAGTTGATCATGTTTTGGTGGTCTTCTTTCTGGTGCGGCTTGATGTACGCGGAGACACCAGCTTTCTCAAACGAATGGATCATCTTCTTGAAGATCTTACGCTGCTTGCGGCGGGCGAGACCGAACTTGTCCACGAAGTTGTCCATGACGTTCAGCCGGATGCCTTCCACCAGGCTGTGGTAGTCGAATCCTGGGATCTTCTCAAACAGAGGCATAAGCTGCATCAGCTGGTCGCGGGCGGTGTTCGGGTCTAGTGAGAAGTTCTGGCCATACTCGGCGATTAGGTCATAGCCCCCGTCGATATCAGCCCCACGCAACTCCCGGGACATATATGCCCTCTCTTCGCCCAGCACCTTGACGAGACGAGCGTCGTCCCAGTTTTGGATCGCCTCTGCCAGGAGCATCTTGTAGACATGCTTAGTCGAAGCAGAGAACTTGTTGAACAGGCGGCGTCTGCCCATGTTGCCCTGGTTAACTTGTAGCTGCGTCGTAAACCCGGATGTCTCGCGTGAGGATTGTCCGAGCATTGCCTCGTTGATCATGCTGACTTCACCACGACCGGCATTAAGCTGGTCACGGAACCGCCACCCGTCTGGCATCATGGAAGGCGGCTGAAGGAACTGAGGAGCTTGCCCTGGAGCACCACGAATAATGTCCACGCCAGAGTTGGTGACACCCTCATCGTTGATCTCAGCTTCGTCGGTCACATACATACGAATCGTATTGTGGGCGACCAAGTTCTGTAGCGTATTGGCATCTAGCGATTGAATGACAGACTGGATGTTGTCCAGGTATTCTATGATGGACTTTGCGTACACCCGATCTTCAACGTCAATGTCGGTCAGGATGTCTAGGCCTAGTGATGCGTCTGGGTTCGGGTTTTCACCATGCTCCAAGATCGTGTCTTCGGAGTCGCCCAGCATCGCACAGTAGCGCCCGCGCATACCGTTAGTGGCCATGCCCTTCTCTGTATAGATGAACACGTCAACAGACGGCACACCTTGGGTATTTTTCTTTTCTTCGTCGCGGCCCCAGAACTTCCAGGCGCCAGACTTGCCCGAGGTCGCGTGGGTTTTGATGGCTTCCGTGTGCTCTGGCCAGCGCATCCCTGCATAGTCAACAGGAACAGAGATCTTCTCAAAGAACCAGACAACACCGTCAGCTTTGCCGTGTGGGGTCTTCGCATCCGGGTCAAGCCAGATGTCCCAAGACGAGGGAGAGTAGACTTTAAAGTCCCCACTCATAATGAGTTCGTCTTTTTTGAGGCCGTCCTCTTCGCCAAACAACATTACGTCGCCAAGAGTGCTGTCCCAGATAGGCCGGATGTACCCGATGCCCTTGGTCAGCGTCTTGAGGTTGCGGCTGTCTACAACTTCTTGAAGGTCGTGCTCTTCCCGTGCCCAGCGGCAGAATAAGTCTGCAGACTCTGCCCGCTCTTCATCATTGGCATCCACACTTGCAGGGATAACCTTGACGGTCGGTGGGTTTGCAGACATCTGGGCGTGCATATACCGCACGTCACGAAAGACATAGTTGATGGCCACGTCTCGGACGGAAACTCCGAAGTCATCATCGTCGCTCGTCTCAAGGTCTGCAGCCGTGACCGTGGTGTTGCGCTGTGACTCTAGTTCTTTGTTGTAATAGATCAGCTCATTGATACGCCACTGGGCTTCAACAAGGTTTTTCCGATAGTCCATTGCATAACGACGGCGCTGGCCGCAGTTTTTGCGAAAGTCCCCCTCGGACCACGCTGTAATCTTAAATGCCATTAGCGGCCCCGCCTACGAATGTGATTCTTAACAATACTGACGACTTTTGCTGCTTCGCGGCGGTGGACAGCCACCTGGGCACGATGTCCCAGCATGACCAAGCCATTGATGGCGAAAATAAATAGACCGACATACCAGACTGCGATGATGTCCATTAACGTCTCACTCGAAATGCGTAGCGAAGTTTGTTGTTCTTCTTCTTGGCCCGGACTGCTTCTGTCTTTTTGCGCTTCTGATTGGCAAGGTCTAGGAGGAGGTAGATGGAAGGAGCGGCAGTAGGGGCAGCGAACTTGGGTTTGGTGTCAACGAAGTACTGCAGGCAGTCAAGGAGGTGGAACCGTGTAGAGTTGGCAATCTTGCCGGTCTCTTTTGCTGACCACTTGGCTGTCCCCATCTCATCAATTAGGGATTCACAGAAATCTTCAACAAGTTTGAGCCACCCGTCCTTGAGTGCCTTGGATATGCCCTTGATCAACTCCGTCTTGCGGCCATCCTTCGCCACACCTGCGTAGTATCTCTTGCGTAGTGCTGCTTCTTTTATAAACCATGCTGCGTTTGGGTCGCATGTGCGATGGGTGACCCGGTAGTTCTTCGTCTCTCCCTCGATCTTGTCAAGCAAGTCAGAAGGAGCCTCACCGGCCAGGTACTTTGCCTTGAGTACGTACCATTTTCCGGTTACCGGGTGTTCCGCCGTCATGATCAGGCCGCACTTGCCAGAAGCTGCCGGGTCAACGATCTCGTGATGACGCCAGGTGAGGCGATCATATTCTTCGGGTAGGTCCAACCCATGCAGCACGGAGTCATAATTGTAGACTGTGCCCTCTTCTTCCATCCAGGCACCGAAGCGGACAGTGTTGTACCACTTCTCGCGCTCTTCTGGAGGCAGCTGGTTCAACGATGCTTCGATCTTTCGCTTCGCCTCGTCACTGTAGACGGGGTTGTCATAGGCATCGAAGGCGTAGGACTGCTTGTATGGAGAGCGGGCCTCTATGTACTTGCGAACTTCAGGCACCGGCTTCTTTGCCGTGTATGTAATCAGCAACCGGCCATCATTTACCTGCAGACGGCGCTCAGATTCTTCATACAGCGGACGGTAACCGCAGATCTCGTCGATCCAGATCAAATGCCCGGTGAAAGACTGGACACGTTCTGCAGCTTCGTAAGGATTCTCGTAGGAAAAGAAGATGATCTTAGAGCCGTTCTTAAACCGAACGGTCTTTAGTACTCCACCAACCCTAGAAACTTTATAGCTGCCTGGTTCAAAGTAGGGGGATATTCTCTTTTCCCAATGTTCTTCATAGTGTGTCGATGTACGAGCAAGCACCAGAACAAGCATGGGCTGGTTAGGCCATTTCTTTTCAATGTCTATGTATGGATGATTCCGGCCACAGAACCATGAGACATTCTTCGCACCATACTGGCTCTTGCCTGAGTTGTGGGTGACCAGCCCGTTTGCCAGCAGGTATAGGTTGGTTGGTGAGTCAACATGGAGGTCGTAGGTTTCTTCGACCCGGGGGTTGCTACCATATTCGGCGGAGATGCAGTTTGGACGGGTCCTCCCCCCCCCTATGCTGGCATATTCGGGCCTCCACTTCTTTTGTGGAGAGACAAGGTATGGGTCCAGCTCTTTTAAAATCTGTCGTACAAAGACCGCGTTGCGTGTAAATATATTGAAAACAGGTCCGTTCTTATATTTGACGCGGGTATCAACATGGG